TCCAGGGCTACATTGAGTTCAAGAACGCGCGGACATGGTCCGCTGTTGCGGCACTTCTCCCGCACTGCGCGCATATCGAGCGCGCCTTCAAAGGCAGGGCAGCCAACTACGCCTACTGCACTAAAGAGGGCAGCTTCTTTGCCCTGCCTATCAACCCTGCCTGGTGGCAAACGGACAAGAAGGGATACGGAGATGCATGGGAGACCATCAGCAAGGTTAGTGTTGTATAGTACTATGCTCTGCATGATCACTCAGTCATACGGCTACTCGCCTCCTTCCTTCACACAATGTGGGTATGTATTGTCATGGCATGGGTGGTGTAAAGCATGGAACTCGCTCCGTCGGCCCCTTCGGGGCCTCGGTCGGCCTCCGGCGCCTGCATGGCGCAAGCTCGGACGTTTGGCCGGCCTTCGGCCTACGCCCCTGACCAGGTTTATTGGATTGGCGCCCCTCCGTCGGATGCACGCTCGGCCCACACATAGACCGCCACCGCTTCGCAGTGCTCCGCGCCTCCTGGGGCCAGGGGGGGCGCCTGCGGCGCATTAATGCAACTCGTAAAGAATGCATTTTTGTGCAGGGAGGAACTATCGACGAGCTTGGAGCAGAGCAACCTGACATGGTGCTCAAGCACTACCCTGCTGTCCATGCCCTCACCACCCAAAAGAAGTGGGACGCTGTACAGGTGGTCCCACCCGACTCTCTCCGCGGATGGCAAAAAGAGGTGCTCGATCACCTCCTCCAGCAAGATGACAGGAGAATTTGTTTCGTCGTTGACTATGAGGGGGGAACAGGCAAGACCTGTCTGGGAAAATGGATTGTTGCAAATTACCAAGCTTACCACTGTACTGGAGGAAAGCAAGCTGATCTAGCCTTTAGCTACAAAGAGCCGGATTATGAAATCGCTATCTTCGACCTGGCACGCCATGCTGAAGATAAGGATTTTCATCCCTACCACTTCGCTGAGCAGCTTAAGAACGGGATGTTTTCCTCCGGAAAGTACATGAGCATCAGCAAGAGGATCACTCCTCCTAAGGTAATTTGGTTCATGAACCAGGACCCAGACAGGACTAAACTCTCGGCTGACAGGTACTGTGTTCACATCGTGAGCAAGGACCTTTCAGACATGAGGCCTGTTGCCCCCCACTTCCCCCCTGTTGTCCCTAATGACATCCTAGCTGATGTCATTGATGAGTTCCTAAATGACAACTAATTGTGTGCATTTTTTCAGATTTATTTGTGATCAATCAATCAATCGTATGAACAGCAACGAGTCTACAAAACAAGTAAGTTTAAGCTGCAAACATCTTGGTCTTCCTGCCCTTGAACTCAACAACTGCGTCCAAGGTAACACGCCACGCGGATACGGCGGCGAGGACGGAAGTAACGTTGGCGGAGGTAAGGTCCACAGTCTCCTGACAGGCCACATTAATCTGCGGTAGGAAGATCATGGGACCAAAATGAGGCTGGGTGCCGGCGGCCTTCATAGCGGTCTCATCCTGCATGTCCAGCCAATAGTTTTTCCTCGAGGGAGTCTGGATCTGAACACTTGTAGTGTCAGAATTCATGACTTGCTTCACTTCAACAAAGGAAGGTTTCATGGTGTGATAAAGATTTTTCACCCTCACACCATTAAAGGTCTTAATGCCTGGCTGAACTCTGCTCCAGGCGAGGGCATCTGCATTGGTAAGGAACTGGACGGTAGAGGACAGTTTGTTGGGAATGAGGTAACCATTCTGGTCATTTCCTGAGACACTTGTGTTCCAAGCAATAGTTCCATCCATCTCAGGTATGTTGCACTGACGTGTATATTTCCACGTCAGCTTCTTGATGCGGTAGTACCGGAAGGGATAGGCGTCGAACGTGGTGCCGGCAGAGGTAATGTTGGAAGTAATTTGGCTGTTAAGGACAGCAGGTGAGAAGAAAGATGATCCAGACGAACCGCCAACATATGAACCGGTACTATTTCCATAAGTAATGATCTGATTAAACGTCCCAACATTGACGTGGGTCTTCATGCACACAGCCTGGGTACCCAGAGGTCGGCTAGTACGTCGGTTAGTACGGCGCTTCATAACGCGCCTTCTCCTCAGAGCGGGGCGTTTACGCATACGCCTCTTCATTGTTTTCTTGCGGGTAACACGACGGGTCTTCTTGCGGTAAGCCATCCTGGCAGTTGGGGAGAGATAAGAAGCCGGGCGCTAAGTAAACAGCGTTATATACCCGCCCGGAAGATAAGGAATGCCTGTAATACTAGGTGGCATTCCTTATCTCTACACTGCACACTGCACACACTAACAATATAGTCTTTCAGTGGGAGCCAGAGCAAGAAGGTGGTGTTTCACCCTCAACAACTACAGGGAAGACGATGAAGATCTCCTCCGACTACTCGCCGCTGGCCCTTTGGTTAATGCGTGCGTCTACGGTCGGGAGGTCGCCCCCACAACGGGGACGCCCCATCTCCAGGGCTACATTGAGTTCAAGAACGCGCGGACATGGTCCGCTGTTGCGGCACTTCTCCCGCACTGCGCGCATATCGAGCGCGCCTTCAAAGGCAGGGCAGCCAACTACGCCTACTGCAC